CCTGAAGGTTCGCTCCGATGAATTGGATACGACTGAGGCTGATGCGGGTTTCCCATCGCATCAGCGCCATGACCGTGGCGGCATAGACCTGCAAACGGGTGAAGTCGTTGAACGGCTGATCGACCAGATCGGGCAGTAGGCTGCCGTATTCGCGGCGCATGACGCGGGTGCCGATGCGGGTGGTCAGGATGTCGTTGATGGATTGGGCGATGTGTTCGACCAGTCCGAGGGCCGCGCCGGTTTCTCGGTTCATTCCGGCTTCCCCGTTTTCGCGCCGCCGGGCATGACGCCACCGTGCGGGTGGTTGACGAGGCTGATGTTTGCCGCGACCACGTCCACGGACACGGTGACTTTACCGGTGACGTTTTGGTTGCCGGTCTGGGTGTAGTCGCCTTCGTGGGTGATCGGGCCAACGATGTGGATGCCACCGGTGCTTGTCAGGTTGGTAGTGCCGCCTTCGGTCAGCGTGACATTGAGGTGGTGTGCGACGCTGTCGTACTCGATGACGGTACCGTCGCGGTAGGTGCAGCGGTGCAGGCCTTCTCGGTCTCCATTGGCGGGAATCTGGTTGCTGAACAGGCCGGACAGGACGATGCCGTTGCCGAGCTGTCCTGAGGGACTGAACAGGATGACCTGCTCGTTGACGGTGGGCGGGTTCCACTCACGGTCCGCACCGGCCCGGGCGGCGATCCATGGCAGCCAGCCAGTGACGAGTGATCCGGTTTTGACCTGCACGCGCGGGGGCTTCATCTGGACGGCAGCGATGGTGCCGAGGCGGATGAGGTTTTCGATCAGGCGGGCGAGGGTGGCTACGTCGTTCATGACGTTTATGGTGGCGTCCCGCGTGCCCGCGAGCATCTGCTGTTGCTTGTACAGCGTAGACCTACAAACTCGGCTAACATGAGGCCTTTGAAGCGAAAGGAGGGGCGTATGCGTTTATTCAAGTATTTCAGCTCTGACCGATTACAGATCTTAGAAAATCGGTTAATCCGCTTTTCACCTCCATCTGCCTTCAACGACCCTTTCGAGTTTCTTCCTAGTATTAAGTCGATCGCAACTCCTAATGAACTCTTAGAGTTTGTGAAGGAAGATGCGAAAAAAAGAGGCCCTGAGCTTTTTGAACAATCTGGGCTGTCCGCTCTCGGAGTTTCAGAGGAAAGTTTCAATAATTATTTGACGAGCTTTCTTTCGAATGCAGAAGATTTCGCATTGCAAATGATGAAGGCAGCGATTCCTCGAACGCAGCAGACAATTTTTGATTCGCTAAATAATAATGTTGGCGTGTTGTGTCTTTCTGAGAAGAATGATGATCTGCTCATGTGGGCGCACTATGCTGATTGCCATAAAGGATTTGTTGTAGAATTCGACGCGGACTCAAGTTTTTTTAATCGCAAGCTGAGTGATAAAGACAGTTTTCGTCACTTGCGAAAAGTCAGGTATAACCATAGGCGACCAGCTGTAACGTTGACAGATACAAACGATGAAGAAATTTTCTTAACAAAAAGTAGTCATTGGGAATATGAGGCTGAGTGGCGAATAATGCTCCCGCTGGCCGATGCTGATAGTACGGTAACAGTGCGTGGTGAGGTTGTATCTCTTTTTGAAGTTCCCCTCGCCGCAATAAAGTCTGTCATATTTGGTGCGAAATTTCCGGAGTCATTATCAAATGATACGATGGAGAGTTTGTCATTTTTAGAGGGGTATGAGTCGTTAGAGTTTTATAAGGCAAGAATTCATTTGACGGACTACAGCGTTGTGATAGAGCCGGCTTGGCCTACGCTTGAAAACAATATTTAATCACTGGAGGTCAGAAATTTTAGTAGCTTTTCACGGATTAAGTCTAAGTCGCTCTCTGTAAAGCCTAGAAGCGCTCGACGATCATATTGCACCTCCGGCGCGTCTTTTTCTGGCCGATCCCTCAAACCATATTGATGGACTCTTGCGATTCGGGATACTCGTCCAAAGAAACCCACTTGTATGGCGTATCCATCACCTCTGACATTCAAAAATTTTGCTGTACGTAGCTTCTGAAACATCTTCATCTTCCGCTTCACCCGACCCTGCTTACCACGCAGATTGCGCTGTTTGCGCGGCGCAAACTTGCTGCCATCCGGGTTCTGTTGGGCAATGATTCGCTGCTGTTGGCTACGGCGCAACACCTGACCAAGGCTGCGGGCGAGTTTGTTGCGCGACGCCGGCTCAAGCTGTCCGAGTAATCCTGCCGCCCAGTCCTCCAATGCTTCCAGTCGGTAGGTCATTGCGGCATTACCCATTCGCTACCAGTGCCCTGGGCGCCAGGTATCCAGTTCGGATCGAGAAAGTCAGCAGCCCGTTGTGGCTCTCCGGGATGGCAGATGGTGGTGTTGCCCTGGTCATCCTTGCCCACCACAACGCGCTCAGTCAGGGGCAGCGTCAGGCTCATATCTACCTTGCTGTTATCGAGGATGTCGGCCTCGAACTGGATGCCGTCTGAGGCCTTGCTCAGGTTCTCCAGCAGCTCGGGCTGGTGGATGCTCAGCCACCCGAGCAGGGGCAGCATTACGCTGTCGGGGTGACCGGCGAAGTCGGTGAGGATGACCTGCAGGTCGAAGCTGTACTCGAACGACAGCGTGTGCGCGGCGGTGCAGCGAATCTTGCCGTTGTCGATGAAGATCAGCAGCCGGTCAGGGTTGTGCTTGAGTTCGGCCACGGTGGCGAGCAGATGAGCTTTCAGGCTGTCGGGCTTGTTCATGGCTGAGCCTGCTGGTGTAGGTAAACCATATCGACCTGGCTCGCACATTCCGCCCAGGCGGCCTCGACGCGGTCCTGATCGGTGAGTTGATCACCGTTACTGCGCGGGTTTGTCGCCGGTAGGGTGCAGGGCACCACGGCCGGACAGCCACTGACGATAATCGTCGGCGCCGGTGAGGGCGGGGCGCTCGCGCAGCCGGCGAGCAGCATCAGGCAAAAGCTGGTCAGCCCAATTGCGTAGGTCGGCGTTTTCACGTTTCAGAGCCTCTATGGTGAGTTCGCGCTTTGCCAGGCCTTGGCGAAGTTGATCCTGCTGGGTGCGCAGGTTTGTCTGGGCGTTGCGCTCCTGTTGCAGGCTGGCGCGCATCGCGTTGGCGTTCGCAAGATTGCGTTCGGCCTCTTCACGCGCGCTCGCTGCATCCTTCTCGGCCAGCCGAGTATCCTTGTTCGCTCCACTGATGCGCAGCTCCTGGGTCCAGATCAGCAAGCCCAACGCCGCGAGTAGCGCGACGCCCAGCAGGGCCTGGCGCAAAGTACTCACGCCCGGTACCAGCCGAGTTTGTTCATGGCGCCGATATCCAGCTGCTGCACCGGGCCGCGAATGATGATGACTTTGCGCTCTGGCATCTGAACGTAAAGCGCGTCGCGCAACTGCTCCATGTCGTGGTAATCGCTGTCCGATGGCACCACCAAAAGATCACCGTCCTGCACGTTCAAGCGCTGTACCGCTTCGAGATCGATCATTTTAGAAACTCTCCCAGGTACCACATCCGAAACTCTTCAGGACTGCAAATGGTTCGAGCTTCCTTCAGTGTTTCAGCCATATCGAACGGCCAGGTGTATCGGCAATGGCGTCCACCGTGGGCCTCGATCAGGCGCAGTAGAAGGTCGTTTTCTGACGTGTCTATACCCGCCTCCCGCAAGCGTTTTGGCGTAGTCGCATAGAAGGCATTCCGTCGGATCTGGGCCGTATCAAGCCAGTCGAACTCGTCGTAGAACCAGACCGCGTCTTCGTGTTCGTCGCTGGGTAAGTCTCCGCCATCCTTCAGAATCAATGCGCCTGGCAAGCGACGACCCATATCCTCGACCAATCCTTCAAAAGTGACGAAGTAAACACGCCGGCCCTCTTCAAGAAAGGTCTTCGCTCGTTGGATAAGACGTTCGGTTTTACCGGTTTGCCTCGGGCTGATGTCCAGATACGCGATCTGAGGAGTGCTCATGCAGCCACCGCCTGACCGCAACCGCAGTCATCGTGCCGCTCGTAGGCACGCTGGAGCTTGATGTCGTACAGGTTCCGCTGGTAATCCGGCCCGTTGTAGAGCTTGGCGAACTCGGCCCATTTGCGGCCCTTCAGCGCTTTGTGCAGTACGGCGTCGGTCTCGATGAAACGAACGAACGCGTCGAACTGCTGCGACTCGCCCGCACTCATGGCGGCGACGAACGCCTGCACGCTGGTATAGCCCAGTCGCTGCCAGTGAAAGCCCATGATCTGGAACGCTCCCCAAGAGGCGGACTCCAGCGCGGCGGTATCATCGATCAGGCGAGCGGTGGCCAGGCGCTGGTGTTCGGCGCCGCCGCCGGCGTAGCCACCGGATTTCGGATTGACGATGGCCGGGTTGCTTGCGGCCAGTTGGTCGGCGTGCTGCTTGAGCGCGGCAGCATCGTCGCCTTGGTGACGAACCTTCGAAAGTTGCCGGTACATGACATGTCGCTCGAACAAAATGACCGGCTTTCCATTGTCGAGGAAACCGGTGCCTTTAGATTCCACTTCGTTGACCGCATAAACGCTGGCGAGCGGCACGCCGAGGCGTTCGGCAGCGCTGACCAGGTCGGCGTTCTTCAGCAGCAGCTGGCAATCATTGCCGGCGAGTGCGCCCAGCGTTTTGGCACCGGCCACACCATCGACGACCAGGCCAACCTTGAGTTGGTAGGCGCGCACTGCGGCTTCGGTGGTATCACCGTAGTCACCATCGATTTCCAGCTTGGCGCCGTGCTGATTGAGATTTTTTTGCAGGATGCGCACCGCCTGCGAGCGGTCGCCGTGGCGAAGTGTGGTCATAGCTGTTCTACCTTGCGGTTGAAAATCTTTTTGGCGGCAGCACGGGTGCCCTCGACGCCGAGCAGCCCGATGACCCCGCCGAAGAACGGTGCAGTCGTTGCCGGAATCCCCAGCAGCGAGAGCCCGTGACTGGCGGACAGGGCGAGCGCGCCGCAGAGAGGCGCCTCGATCATCATGCGGCGCACGGTGCCGCCGCCGTAGATCACCCGCAGGCTTGCGATGACCAGGGCCAGCAGACCGGAGTAGATGGCGGGCCAGTTCTGTTCGAGCCAGGCGGCGAGCCAGGCCCAGGTGTCGGGACGGTCAGGCATGCGTTTCATTCCATGATCCAGGGTGGTTGGGTTCAAGGGCACGGTGCGCGTGGGTCAGTCCCATAGGTGCACCATCTGCCGTTGTGGGGCAGCGGCCGGGGCTTCGGGCATTTGCACCAGAAGGCCTTGAGGCAAGGTCGGGCCGTGGTCGGATAGGCCGGGGTTGGCTTCGAGTACAGCCTCGGTCACGCCGGCGGTGCGGCCGTAGTGACGCCAGCACAGTGCATCGACGGTGTCGTTCTGTTGGGCGCGGATGCTGACGGTCATCAGATCAATTCCACGGTGGTTCGGCCGAGACCAAGGAAGTCGCGCACGGCCCAACGCTGGTCGCGGCGCAGTTCGTCGATGCTCGGGGTCAGTTCGTCGGCGTTCTGATTGCCGCTGTTGGTGCTGTCGTAGGAGCGGTAGCGCTCACTGATTTCGGCGCCGGTCGCGGCGTAGATCGCTCGTTGATAGAGGTGGACGCGCTCTGAAATGCCCTTGATCAGTTCGGCCGGCACTTCGGCGAGAGTGGCGTAACCGTTGCCCTGTTGGGCGCGGCGCCACTCGGCGAACTCGCGGTTGACGATGATCGCGGCAGCGATGGTCGCAGTCTCAAGGCGGATCGGGGTGACGCTGGCGTCGATGCGCAAGGTGCCGCGCACATCGTCCAGATCGATCGATGGCCAGAAGGGGTCGGTGTTGATGTGGCCGGCCGGAGATGTGGCGCCGGTGCCGCCCGCTACGAATCCGCTCATGAATCTGCGCTCTGTTGTAGGTCGCCGGTGGTCGGGGCTTCACGTTCAGGAGGAGCGGCCTGGCCGATCCGCCCCGAGCCGGCGGGGTGCGTGGGGACGCTCGGTTAGCTGCCAGCGGCAGCGAGTTTGTTGAGCAGGCGTTCGGCCCGCTCCAGATCCTTTTTGCCACCGCAGGCGTCGTGCAGGTCGATGGCTTTTTTCAGCAGATCGATACCTGCTTGCACTTGACCAGGTTGGCCGGGTTTTCCGTCGGTGATGCCTTCCAAGGTTGCGCGGCCCATGGCGAGAAACAGCTTGGCGCGTGCCTGGTCGGGCATGTCTTCGGCATCGGTCAGTTCGGCGGTGCGGTGCAGAATGGCCAAGTCGAACGGTTCACCGACCTTCTGCGCTTTGAACGCGGCGGTCGCGACTTCTTCTGCTACCAGACAGCCCAGCGTGCGGGCGAAGCGATCTGGCATGACCATCTTGTGTTGCAGCACGTACTGGGCGATGTCGAGGCCACCGGTGAAGTCGCCGGCATCGAAGCGCCAGACCATGATGGTGGTCAGCACTTCGTCTTGGGCGCCTTGGCCGGCGTCCAGCACGCCTTGCACATAGGGGATGTATTCGGGCAGCAGCTGACGCTTGAGTTCCGCTTTGCCTTGGTTCGATTGCACCTGTTTCAGGCGCAGGCGGTCTTGCAGCAGCTGG